CCCCACTCTACGTGGGGGTGAATCCCGCTTCGTCGGAGACTGGGAGCAAGCTCAGGCTTGCCCTGCTCCTCGGCGGGAAGTGGGTGTTCATGACGTCTAGTGCGTCTCTTAAGGGTACGGTTCGCTTTACTTGTCTCAGGACTCGTATCGCTGCACCATACCGCCGTCGACGAAGGTAGTGCTTGCACCGCCTCTTGTCGTTACGGTTGAGTCGTAGTTTCTCTGACTGTTCATCCAGGTGAGCGATGGGGGAATAATCCGCGGGTACGTGCTCTCCGTGCCGAAGTTGACACTTCAGTACCTTGAGCCGTGCGTATCCGGGTTTGTTCCCCTGTCTGAGAGAGAGTTCCCGTGAGTGCCGCTCCGCACGTGTCTTCGCCTCGACCAGAATCTCCTCTAGGTCGACTGACTCCTGCGAGTCAGTATGCGATGGCATGTCGTGCAGTTGCGCTCTGAGCGTCCTCATAGCGCTTGTTGACTCAGAGAGGAAAAGTCGGATTGGGCCATTCTGCAAGTAGTTCCGAAAGGTACTCTTGTCAGCCTTGCCCCTTCCGCCTCCTCCTTCCGCGAGTCGACCGGGAACGGAAGAACTGATTGTGCCTTTAAGACCAGCACGTCGAGCCGCGTTCTTGACTGGTGGAAGCACCTTGCAATCCCTCGTGGTTTGCACGTGTGTGAGATGGTCTGTCACCACACGGCCCTTGCCCTTGGCTAACGCCCTGGAGCCGGTGGCCTCTCCTATGCGAAGGAGAGGTTGCCCGTAAGCGCTGTGCGGTCCATCTCGCTTCATCAGCTGTTCGCAGAAGACACCCTTCTCCGGGTGTCGGAACGACTTGTCTGTGTTGGCCTTCAAGCCCACACTCGCGATATTCCGTTCATACCCATCGAGGACCTGCTGGCCCCACAGAGCCGTCAGGTCATCTCCGCATGTCTTGTAGGAGCCCTTCGGGGCTCCCGCTTTCCATGCGCAGAAAGAATTAAGTATGGTAAGCACGGCCCATCCCGGGCCTTGCCCCATCAACGCGCCACATCGTGAGGGCTCGATCCGCATGCGGATTCGATTCTTTGCGACTGGCTCGTCGTAGCGTAGTCTGTGCGTTTTTATGATGCCCTCGACGGCACCATGAAACCACTCAGGTACGTGGATCCACTTTGCTAACTCTAGCAAGACGAACCTCGCCGTCCCAACACCAATAGGGTCGGTGGATTTCGATAGATCCGCTGAATACACTAACTTAGCTCCTTTCTTTGGGTTGAACAAACGTACCCTCTCATTGCGTAGCATGTCTCGAGAGATGCTGATGTCCTTCTGGTGCGGGAAGCAGACGCCGGAAACGGCGCGAGCGACCCAAGCTTCCAC